ATACATAGGTATAGAAGCATACATAGGTATAGTAGCATACATAGGTATATGAGCATACATAGGTATAGGAGCATACATAGGTATAAGAAGCATACATAGGTATAGAAGCATACATAGGTATAGAAGCATACATAGGTATAGAAGCATACATAGGTATAGTAGCATACATAGGTATATGAGCATACATAGGTATAGGAGCATACATAGGTATTTTAGTTAAGTTAATAAAAAAAAACAGAAAAAACAAAATGAATATCATTTTGTTTTTGACTTTGAAAATATTATATATAATAAAAATTGAAATTTATAATAATAAAATATAACAAAATCACCTTATTAGCAAACCAGTATTCTCAGTTTTCAAAGTTCTCTATTTATCAATCAAAAATGTCTTCTCAAACTCAATTCAAATCACGTTCTGAAGAAATTGCTTTTATCAAAAAGAGAAAAGCAGAACTTGAAGCACTCATTAAAAAATCAAAATTAGAATTATCAAAATTGGACGATGAAATTTCAACAATTCGTTCAAAAATTTCTAAACCAGAAAATTTAAAATCACAATATGATACAGATGAAGATTTATCAGATAACGAGTTGAAATATACTAGTAATATGAATGAATTATCACTTCAAAATAAAGTTGTTGAAAATATCAAGAAAAATCAAAAGAAATTAAAAGTTAAAACAAAGTCTAAACCAGTTGAAATTGAAAAACCAGTTGAAATTGAAAAACCAGTTGAAATTGAAAAACCAGTTGAAATTGAAAAACCAGTTGAAATTGAAAAACCAGTTGAAATTGAAAAATCAGTTGAAATTGAAAAACCAGTTGAAATTGAAAAATCAGTTGAAATTGAAAAATCTGTTGAAATTGAAAAACCAGTTGAAATTGAAAAATCTGGTGAAAAAGTCAAAAGAAAATATAACAAGAAACCAAAATCAACAGAAATTGATTCAAAACAAATATATGAAAAAATTAAAAATATCAACTTTGATAAACTTAATTTAAACGAATTAAAAGAGTTTGCAAAAGAATTTAATGTTCCACAATATTATAAAATGAAGAAAGAAGAATTATTAAATTGTTTTAAATTGATGTTACAAACATTTAAAATAGAATTTGAACAATAATTCAGATAAAACTTTTAATGGTAAGTAAAAATAAAAAAAATAAAAAAAATAAAAAAAATAAAAAACAAAATGAAGTTCATTTTGTTTTTTTTATAAATTTAAATTTTAAAATTTATTTATATTGAGGGTCAACTTTAACATTATCAATCATTTCTTTATTTTCAATAAATAACCAGTGTTTTTGAAAACAGTCATAACGATGTATGTCCCATTCAGCAAATAAATATTTTGGACAAACAATTTTTTTACATTTATAATAGTCCATTAAATAAGCTCCCCAAAAACTAATAGATGAATTTGAGAGAATAGCACCATCCATTTTTGACATTAATAACAATTCGATATAATCATCTTCAACAATAAATTCTTTATGTTTTAAAAAATCAAACTCGTTAATAAATGAAATATCATCACAAAAAATAATAAATACACATTCATCTTGATTAAAATGAGAAAGAGCCTTTTTATAATATTCAGTTGATAACATTTTAAAAATTTTTATATCATTTGAATTGTTTGTTCTATGAATAAAAATGAATTGTTTATTGTTATATTTTAATTTTAAATTATCATAAATTTTATTTACTTTATTTAAAATATCTGTATTTTGATTTTTTATTAATGTATCAAATACTTCATCTTTTACGTCTTCAAAATAATAAAATGATTGAAATTTACCATTTAACATAACGTTTGACATTTTTTCCTTTTCAAGTTCAATATCATTATATTGAGAGAATCTACATTCATTTACAACAAAAATTTCACCATTATTTTGTTTTGAAAATTCTGAATATTTATCATCACAGTTTGGTAATTTATTCAATATTGTGTTCCAGTATGTTCTTTCATTATCATTTTTATCAATTAAATAATTATAATTATTTTTTTTTGAAATTCCAATTAGACTAAATAATTGAAATAATTGATTTCCTAAATTATTATCTAAAGATTTATATGACATCATTTTCAATAATATTTTATAAATAATATTGTTTTAAATTTATTTAATATTCAATAATTTAATTATAACTGTTTTTAAAAATAATTATTTTTCTTTATTTTCTTTATAAAAATATAATATACATTTTTTAAATTAAAATGACATCATTTCAAGGAGGTACAAATTCTGGATATTTAAGTATTGGTGGATATCGTTTAAATACACAACTATTTGAAGATGAATATGAATATATGAGTGGAGACCCATCTGTTTTTACTATTCAAAATTATATGCAAAAAAAACCTATATATGATTCGGTAAATGGTTTTAACCCTACTGAAAAAAATGATAACATAACAGTTATGCAATCAATACCTGAATGTAGATCTTTTCTTAATTTTATATCTAAACATAAATTATTAGATACACTTATGGTACAACCAGATTATACATTATTTGTTCCAATTAATCAAGTTGAAATTTTAGATAAAATAGTTGAAAAATATGGGGAAATAGTAATACCGCAAAGTTTATTAAAATATCATATGGTAGATTATACAATATTACCAATTCAGTTATTAGATCAAATTGTTAGATTAGAAACAAGTTTACGAAACCAAACAGTCACTATAAAAAATACATCAATTATGTCTTTTCATGATGAAGTAAATTTATTGGAAGATAATAAAATATTAAAATATATAAGAACTGATAATGGTTCACTATACTTAATTAATCGACCACTTGTATTTGATATTTATAATTATTTATAATTGTTAAATACTATTATATAAAAATTGATTTTTTTATAAAATAATACAATTAATATTCAACATAATTAAAATGTCTAACTTATATACTCCAAATCCAAATTACAGAACTTCAATTTGTAAATATTCAAATACTGGTTGTAAACAACAAGAAAAATGTTGGTATGCACATAACAAAGAAGAACTTCGTCAAAGATTTTGCATAAAAGGAGAAAATTGTATGGATAAAAATGAATGTTGTTATTTACATCCAAATCAAAATTTAAGTAAAGATCAATATTTTATAAAGACTTTGCTTAAATCTGAAGTAATTGGTATTGATAAAAAATTATTAAAAACTCAGTTGGAATCATTATCAAATAGATTTTTAATAGAACTTGATTTTATTGATCTTGAAGAATTTGAGTCAGAACCATTTGAAAATTCTAATGAAATAAATAAAAATAACGAAAACGATAAAGAACTTGAAAATTATATATCTAAATTTACATTAGAATGGAACAATAATCCAAATAAATTTTATGATATGAAAGAATCTGAAAAAAGAAATATAACTTTAAATATAAATGGTAATGATCTTGAAATTGAAAGATTGTTAAAATATCTCAAGATGATGAATATTGAACATAGTTTAGAAAATTAAAAAAAAATATATAAATAAAAAAATAAAAAACAAAAAACAAAAAAAACATAATTATTTTAATTATGTTTTTAATTAATTTAAAGATATGTATTATATATAATATTGTCTCCATGGCGCAATAGGTAGCGCGCTCGGCTGTTAACCGATAGGTTGTTGGTTCAAGTCCAACTGGGGACGATATAAAAAATAAATATTTAAAATATTTATTTTTTTTAATTTTAAAAGTAATTTACTTACTTTAACAAATTGAATAAATAGTCTGCTTTTTTATTAAATGGTAACTTGTTAAGAATATCAAAATTAGTTTCATTATATTTAGTTAATGAAAATTGTTTATAACTTTTATCATCAATGTTCCAGTAATAAACAATTGTATCCTTGTTGAGTTCAAATGAAGGTGTAAAATTTCTACTAACATATTCAAACATGTCAATAGGTTGTTTTGGGATAGTATATTTATAACAATCTTTTAAAATATCTTGGTGATCTTTAGTTAATAAGTAATAAATAGATTGAATAAGAAGAGAAGAGTCAATGAGACCGTTAATAAGAGTAACATAGTCAATATTTGTATCAAATTCTACATATGAATCAACAAATGATTGAGTTTTTTCTTTAAGTTCTTGTTTAATTTTACGATAAACTTTATCAAGAGATTCAATTTCTTTTTTAATTTTATTTAGTTCAGAAGTATATTGATTCAATATTTTTTGATTATTTTTAGTTTTTGTTTTTGGTACAGAATCATATTTTTCTTTAGCTTCTTCGAGTTCAATATATTTTATAGATAATTTTGGACGAACATTTTGAATTTCATTTTTATAATTTAAAATTAAGAAAAATAGTTCTTTCAAAATAAATAGAATTTCCTCACCACAAATTTCTTCATTATAAAACATTTTTTGTATTTGTTCCATAACAGGATGAAAACATTTTTTAAAATTAATTTTTGGATGATTTTCTATTATATTATTCATATTTTTACTATCTACAATTGTATCTAAAATATCTTTATCTAAATCTTTATCAAAAGGAATATTAACAAGAGAATTCATAATTTCAATAAAATTACCTTTATATTCTCTGAAAACATCATAATTTTCATATTCTGGTAAACAGTCTTTTTTTATTTTCCACAATACTGTATCAGTAAGATCATGTGGAAGTTTTTTCCATCCACTCTTTCTCAGAACTGGTAACCGATAAAATATATGTTTTAATTTATTACATAAAGAATCAAAACAAGATTTTTTATCCTCAATATAATAAAATAAACTTAATAATGTATGATGAATATCATTAAGAGGATCAAAAAATTGTGATTGAAATCCATAATCATAGCTATTTGCATGTGTCATCATTGTATGTTTACTTACAGCATTACTATAACTACTACCAACATCAATAATTTTTGGATAATATCCAAAAGTAGGAACAATATATTTTTGTTCTTTTATATTATATAAAAATATTGAATTAAATTCACAGTGTTGTTCTAAAACGTTTGTAGTATGTAAATCATAATGAGTAAAATTAAACTCATTTTGTGCAATTTGTAATGCTAATAATATTTGTAAAATTTGAGAAGATATTAAATTGTTATTATATTCAGATTTTTTTAAAAATCTATGAAATGGAAAATTATTAATTTTTTCAAATAATATAACTGTTCTTGGAAATGAATCTTTTGTTTCATAAAATAAATTTTTTGCTTTTTCTATTTCTTTTTGCATTTCTTTTTCTAATTCTGGATCAATTTCACCATCTGAATCGCTATCTGAATCGCTATCTGAATCGCTATCTGAATCGCTATCTGAATCGCTATCTGAATCGCTATCTGAATCGCTATCTGAATCGCTATCTGAATCACTATCAGAATTACTGTCAGAATCACTATCAGAATTACTGTCAGAATCACTGTCAGAATCACTGTCATTATTATATATATCATCTAAATCATCTTCATTTGAAGATAATGCTATAAAAAAACTGGAAATAGGTATAGTAAAATCTCCTAAAAAATTTATATAATGTGGACAATACGAATGAAGTGAATATAATTCTTTGGCAATATTTTTTTCATGATGTATCATATTACTAATATCAATTGAAACTTTAAAAACAAGAGGATAACCAGTATGAATAATTATTTTGTTTTGATTATTTGAATCAACTTGTTCTTCGTTGTCATTAGAAATAATTTCATGTTTTATAAGAAATTCAGAAGAAATTTGATTATTAATATCAGTAAAATATTGAGATAATATATTATTATTTCCAGAAGCACATTTATTTATATATTGTTGGACACTTGAAGATTCAATATTGGTAAATTTATTTTTAAATTCTGGATTAAGTATTTTTTTAAGAATAATTACACCAACAATACCTTGAACACCTTGTTCACTAAATTTTTTTACAAATGTAAAAAAGAAACTTGCTTTTTTTGTTTTTTCCTTTTGTTTTGTTTTATCAAGAATTTTTTGTATAACTTGTAAATTAAAAGATATATCATTTAATACATTATTATTTTCATTATAATTTATAAAATCATCGTATTTATTTGATTCCATATTTTCAATAATATAATAAAATTTTATTACATTATTGGAAATATTATTAAATAGATTATTCAAAATAATATTTTATTTTATTTTTTTTAAATAAAAAATAAAATTTTGTTTAAAATAAATGGTATTTGTAGAATTTTTAAACCCAGGTTGTTATAGTCAACTATATATGGTAGAGTCAAGATTAAAAGCATTAAAATGTGGAATATATGAAGGAATATATTGGTCTATTTTTATATCTATTTTTTTAACAATTGTTGCATTTAGAATGATAATTGGACATAAAAAACTTGATATTGAACCATCAGTAATAAAAAAATATGCATTAATTATGATGTGTATTATTTTTATAATGTTTACAACATTTTTTTCTCTTGGATATGTAAATAAGTGGAATTCATATCAAGATTTAATACAAAAATACAAAAAACAAGGTTTAAGAGATTATGAAATTTTTTATTTGTTAGAAATGGAAATAGGTAGAAGTTCATCTCCAATTGCATCAGCAGTTGCTGCTTCTTCTGGTCTTTTATTCCTTGGTCCTAAGGGAGAAAAAAAGGAGGAAAAAAAGGAGGAAAAAGAAGAGAAAAAAGAA